AATTACACAGTCTGAACATTTTTGGTGTATTTTAAACATGTACTTATCAAAATGCCCTTTAGTCATTGGTTTGTTACAGTTAGGGCAGGTAATAGGGGCAAATATTTTTTTCTTAATATCATCAAAACGTGTTACAGTCTGTTTTAAACCGTTTTTAATGGTCCATTTTTTACCACGTTCTTCCCAAACGTCACCCTCCTTGCGTTCAACATAGTCAGCGTTGTATCCAACCTGCACTCCGGTTTTATCACCCGCTTTTTTGGTGATGATGTTACGCATACGTTGTACGTCGCGTGTTTTAAATTCGCGTTTTAATAGATTATCGCTCATAACTTATATTTTATTTATTGATATATTTCTTCGTTTTGTTTGCCGAATTTTCTTAACAATACACCTGCTTGTGCATTTGCTTCATTTTCAATTTCACTACCAGTTTCACCACTATTATAATCAATTCTACCATCCTCAGCTTGCTTACGGTGTACTAATTCATGTGCTAGTGTACGTAACAAATCGGCCATGTTACGATTTTTAACATATAACCATATTTTATCGTTATTAGGATTAAATGAACCAAAGGTATGCATTGATCTAGCAACATCATTATCTCTTGATAATGTAAGAGCAGTTGGTGGCTTTTGTATGCCTAATTCTTTAATAGCAAACCCAATAAATTTCTTTAATAATTGTTTATCAGTATCATTATCTAAACCCTCATTCATTGGTTCAGGTAATGTTTTAGTCTGTAGATTTAATGTGGCTAATAATATAGTTGGTATTACACCTAATGATCTATAAATAGATAATATTACTTCACCACCTACTAAATAATATTTGTCTTGAGCATATTGTAATACAAGAGGTAATGGTATATCCTCTTGTTTTTTAATAGCATCAATATATGGTTTTGGATCAATACCTATTTTTAATGAATGAGCAATAGCATCACTTAATGTTTTTGTAGTGTATGATTTAGTATTTTCCATTTCTTTCCACATATCATCATTCAATACTACCTCATTACCTCCATTAAAAGCATATTCCATATCCGGTATTGGTAAATTGAATACAGCTGCTGCTTGTTCAATCTTGCGGCGATTTTGTTCTACATAATCTTGATATGGTGATTCATCATTAAAATTAATTGGAGGTGATTCTTGTAATGGTTGTTCTTCTTCTGGAGGGGTTGTTTCGGCAGGAGGTGTTTCAGCTGGTGGTTCTTCTGATGGGGCTTCCTCTGGTTTTTCTTCTGGTTTAGTATTTAAAGCCATTAGAAATTCATCTACAGATACTCCATCAGGAAGATATTTTGCTATTTCATCTTCATTCTTTTGAGCTAAAGCCATACGTAAATTAGTAGCACTAACACCTTCAATTTCACCAGCATCAAATACCTTTACATTAGAAAATTTTTCAATATTTTTATAACGACCAATTTCACCTTTACCAAATGCTACACGAAATTCAGTATCAGGATTATCTTCAACAACATCATATACTTCTCCAACAGGAGTAACAGGTGATATTTTTATTTCAACTGATCCATCGAATAAACCTTTATTCTTATATAGATTCCAAACAGCAACACTTTCATCAGCAGTAATACCTTCACGTGTTTTTGGTGATACAAGTATTACTACTTGATCAGATCCTTTTAATAATTTTTGAACTACATCAACGTGACCTTTATGTGGTGGTTTAAATGCTCCTGGAAATAATGCTACTACAGATTGATCTTCTGCTTCTAATATTAAACTAGCTAGATATCGACCTAGATTAGTTTCGTTTAATGTTGTATTCACTTTATCTAATGATTTTTGTTTATTATCGCCTTTAGGTGTACTTACTTCACCACTTTTGATGGATACCATAGAATTAAATATACCTTTAACGCGATTTTTAGAACGGATATTTTTTAATTTGGTTGATATATCACTTAGTAATTCTTCAAATGTACCATCTATTTTATAATTAGCAAATAATTTTTTAATATTAGACCAATCACTAGTTTTCCATACATCTGTTCTATCAGTTTCTTTAAAATTATCTAATGTTACAACACGTAATGTTAATCCACTACTAGACAAATTAAATTCATATTCTTGATTTGGCTCAAGTGTAGGTACATTTTTAATACCCATACGATCAAATATAGCTTGTGGATCTTCTTCCAAACATGCTACCTTAGCTAGTCCTAATAATAATCCTTGTATTTCAGCAGGATAATCTAAAAATTCTTTTTTAAATTCAGCTTCCTTATCACTTATTGAAACAATATTATCTATTTGAACAAAATTATCAGGCATACCTGTTATTGGGTATAGTATAGTAATAATTTCACCTGTGTTAAGGAATTTTTTACCTTTATATTTGTCGCTCTTAAAAGGTACTATTACATCATCTGATAAAGAGGATACATACTTTGCTAATTCTATTTTAATATTTTTCTTATCTTCACTATCTAATTGAATAATTAAATCAATATCGCCAAAATCTGATTTAGTGCCAGTATTATATGAGCCTGATATTTTAGCTCCTCTAAATGAAGGAAATTTAGATAATACTTTCTGTATATATTCTTGAACTGTTTTTTCAACAGCTGCTCTAGGTATTCTATTTCCGCCTGCTGATCCTGACATTATGCTTCTTTTTTATATTGTACTAAATTAGATGTGTCAGGTAAAAATTTACCTTTTAATCCTAATCTATCTTGATTATCAATCCAATATTGTTGTAGATTTTCTGGTATATCCGCTCGTGTTGAGTCTAATATTTTAAGATACCTATCCATAATACTATTATATTCTTCAGTAGATAGATTTTTCTTCATAAAATCTTCTAACTTAAAGTAATCATCTAAGATATCTTGAGTTAATTTAAATCCATATAATTTATTTAATAATACAATAGCTTCTTCTGGTGTTGCTGCTTCTCTTTCACCTGTTTCTTTATCAACAACACCTGTACTATGACCAAATGTTCTACCTTTATTAGCAAATAAAGCTAACATTAATTGTGTACGATGTAATCCTTTAACATTACCTGAGTATGTATTTGAATAGTAGCTAAAACGTAGCCATTTTGGATTACCTATATTGATGTCGGTTTGTACTGCTTTACCTAACTTATTACCTGATGGGTCATATTGAGGAACAGCACAAAATATAGATCCAGCACCCGATGCTTTAAGATCTACTTCTACATCCGGTAAAGCGGCGTTTATTTTTTCTCCAATTAATACAACCATTGCACGTAACTGTAATTTTTCAGGTGAAGCTGTTCTAGCTTTTTTAGTAAATTGAGCTACTAATTCATTATATTTCTGTTCATCAACGCCCCATCCTTCAAAATCAGGTGTTTTTCCATCGGGAAATATATTTTTAATATCATAGGATAAATCTATATCACCAGATACATCCTTTTTACCAGCCGATCCTAATTTTTCAAATGATTTGAATGTTGATGCTTTAGCGGGGAAAATTTTAGATAATTGGTCTACAAATACTTCAATAGTAGGTTCAATATTTGCTTTTTCAATAGAGGTGGTGGTACCGAATACGTTACCACCCTCCATTAATATTTGCTTTACAATGCTAATTAATTTAATCATATACAGTCTAATATATCTATTTCATATATGTTTTTAAACATAGTAAAGTTTGATAAAATCTTACTATATTCCTTTAATTCCCATCCCTTGCCTTGAATTTTACCATCTTTACCAGTAGTACGAGTAGATGCTTTTAACCACAATACTCCTGTTCTTTCAATAGGATCACTGTGTGTTTCACTCCAAGCCATAGCATAGGCAGATAATTGTAAACCATAACTAGTATGTAGCGAATTAGATGTTTTAATATCTAGTAACCATAATTTACCATCAATTCTAACAACTAGATCGGCTGTTCCAGCATAAGCATGTATATCTGAAAATAAATGATATTCAGTTGATATTAGTTCTGGTTTGTGTGTATTCCAGAAATCAGCAAATTTTAATATCATCTTCCAAACGTCTAATGAATATTGTGCTTTACCATATTCATCAATCCATTGTATTTCCTCTCCATTAACAAATTTTTCAATAGCATTGTGTACTTGTGTACCATCAGCTGCTGCTTTAGAAGCAATAATATCGGCGTTATGACCAACATCTTTTAACCAAGTATGGAAAAATTGATTTTTAGGAAAATAATTTAATACAGATGTTACTGAGGGGTAGAATTTGCTATCTCTGCGGTAAAATCTAGAGTCCAAAATATTAACCTGTTTGTCACCTTCCTTGTATTCTACAAGGCGTTTGATCTTTGGATCCTTAATAATGTTTGCGTGTTTGTCAATCATAATAATTGTAGTTTTTTAGCTAATATACTCTGAAAGGTAAGCGGTTCGGTATTTTCAATAATGTTTAAAAACCGCTCAAATCCAATTTCATTTGCATCTTTACCATCTAATTCTACTAAGAATACTTCTTTACCATATGCCATTAGTTGTTCAGCATATTTAAAAGCATTTTTAATAGCGTCAGGATCTAATGCAATGTAGATTCTATTAACTGATGAACGGACTAATTTTTTCATTAGCTTCTCGTGAATAATTTTCCCAAATAAGGGGATTACATTGCGTTTAATTGTTAATGCATCAAACATACCTTCAACAAGTATGATAGGTGCGTCCCAATTTATATATAACTCCCAGCCAATAGCAGACTTAGCATCAACAGGAGGGTTTTTATATTTTGTAGGTCCATCTTTATAAGTACGAGCTATAAAGTAATTTACAATACCGTTTTCATCATATGATGGAATAATAACACGTTCTTTATATGGTCCATCATTACAAAAACCAATATTATATTTTATAATATCTTCAGGTGTTATACCACGCTTACGTAAAAACTTAATAGCGTGTTTAGATTCAATAGTGGTGATTTTATTTTCAACAATATCTGTTAGTGATATAAATTCCTTAGGTAATTCAAGCGTTGTGGTTACTTGCTTATATTCTTTACCCGGAGCTATAATCATGTTTAATTCAGCTACTTTATTATCGGGTATCTTAGCGTTTTTAAAAAGAGATCTAATGGTTTTACCTTTTGCCTCACACACCCAACAATGCCAAGGATTCTCGCTTTTAGCGTTTGTTATGCAGTTGATTTCTAGTTTATTCTTATGATGAGTACAAAATGGGCATTTAAATGAATAATTGCCCCGACTAGTTTTGTTGCTAGTACCCAGTACAGATTCCAGTAAAATTAGAAGAGCAGCATTTTCCATAACCACAAATATAATAAATTATTCTGCCGTAGCAAAATCTTTCCTATAAAACTTGCCTAGTATATTATCATTATAACTGTCAGTAAATAATACTGAGTATGATATTTGGTATTGTAATTCGTAATATGTTTGTTGTTTTTTGGTAGGACAGAACTTTAATATTTCGCGTTCGAATTTATCTTTACCTAGCGATTTAACATCAGCTAATAGTTCTTTAGATGAACCCCAGTAATTACGCCAGCCGCTATCGACTTGTTCTACTTTGGTAGTTGAGCGACGACCAGGGCCTGTTTGTTCAGCCATTTCTTTTTTGGTGAGATTTTTTTTCTTATTGTGTACAAATGATTTTTTACCAATGTAAAATTTATTTGTCTCTAGATTGGTGATTTTATAAATAAAACCATAATCGTTCGTAGTAAAATCGTCCCGTAATGGAACGTATTCATATAACCAATTCATATTATTATTTTTAAGCAAATTTAGCTTTATACGATTCTAGTAATTGAACTAAGTCGCCATAAGTTTTAATTTCAGATCCACAAGGTATAGCCCAATAATTTGTAACATCAATTAGTACCTCTCTTGAACTACCACTTTCAGTATTATATTCTGATTTACCATTTATTTGTTTATATGTGTTGGCAGCATCTTGAAGTTCCTGTTCAGTTTTCTGTTTAAACTCACTACTTCCAAGTGTTCCATTAGCAGTGGGTGTGTATTTGGTTTCCCAATCACTTGTACCTGCCATTAGATCGTCAATTCTTGATGATTGATATATTTTATATGGTTGTTCAAGTACTATGGCACATGGTGTTCCAAAAAACTCTGTCATTGCTCTGTCAAAATGAGCAAATACTGGGTGCTTTAT